TACCAGTAATATCATCCAAGAACTGCAACTGGACAGATCCACCACCACCAAAAGTTGCTAATTGTTCTTGAACTCTAATAGTGAATTGTCTATATTGACTAGCTAATTGTTTAAGAGTTGTATTCTCTTTATCTAAAGGAGTAAGGGGATCTTTATTATTAGTATCAGGAGGTTCATTAAGAAGACCCTCAGTTAATTCTGTCTGAGTAGATCTTAATTCTTCAACAATTTTATATAACTCAGCAATATTAAGACCTTTCTCTTCTATTCTTTTATCAATAAAAGATAAATCTTTTTTCAAATCCCTAATCGGATCATCATAATATTTTACTTTAGGGAGATTATCAATCTCTTCTTTCAATCCTTCAAAATAAGAAGTAAGAAGTTTATTTTCATAATGATTTTTCTCTTTAAAATCATCTATTTGTTGCTCAATTTTTTGTTTTGCTTCATTTAATTTACTTAATACATTTTTCTTTAATTTTCTATCATCATCCTTAAATTGATCATGATGATTCCACAATCTTATAGCAGTTTCTTTTAGTTCTTCAAATATCTTATCTTTAGTATTTTTAAAATTCTCCTTTATTTCATCAATTTCTACCCTTCTTTCAAAATCTTTAGTATCAAAACTTTCACTAATTGCATGAATATCACTATCAAATTTAACTCTTAATTCTTTTAAATTATCACCTACTTTTATAAAGTCATCATCAATTACGCTAAAAGTCTTACCGATCCATGAAAAATCTGGAACTTCATTAACTTCATTAACCCATTTTGGAAAAGTTGGGATTTCATCCCTAATTACCTGAAGCTCTTCTTTTATAGATTGAAAATCTTCTTCATAATATTTTGGTTCAGGAAGATTAGCTATTTCCTGTTGAATAAGGTCAATCTTATCCTCAACCTGATCTAATTGTTCATCATAATATTTTATCTCTGGTATATCAGCAGCATTTTGATTTATTTCTGCTCGTACTAAATCAATCTGCTCACAAATTGCTTCTATCTCATGTTTAGGTATCTCTGACCTTAATTGATTTATTTCCTCTTCAAGTGCTTCTAATTCTTTATCATAATATTTAATTTCAGGAATATCTGGAATAGATTCCCTAACATTATTAACTAGACGAACTAATTCTGACCATTCTGGTGCTTTTATAACGTCTGTAACTTCTATAAAAGCATTTCCTTCTGCATCTTCAATAGTTTGAGCATCCTCCTCTCCTTCCTCAGGATTAACAAACTCTTGAACTGATGGTAATTCTTCTTCTACTAAAAAATCATTAAGAGATGGTAAATCATCTGAATTGTCAGAATAATCTTCTATTGAAGGTAAATTTTCGTCATTAATATCTGACATTTCTATAGTATGAGTATCTAAAGTACTTTGGGATTTCTCTCCCCATACTATTTAGATGTATTTTGACCTTTCAACAATTTTTGTAATTCTGCAGTGGATCCTACAAATAAAGCATTATTGACTGTAGTAGGTCCTTTACTTTCTTGCTCTTCATTCACATCTTTAAGTTTCTTTTGCAAGTCCATTAATTTATCTGTAGCATCAGCAACACTCTTAATTAACTGTCCAGCTACTTCATATGCTCTAGGCATTTCACTCTCTTGAGCAAGCTCAAGAATTCCATTAATTGCTTCTTGTCCTTTTTCAATAATAGAGTATAAATTGCCTCGTGTGTATTCATAATCTTTCTCAATATCATCTTTAGTCAATCTGTCAGGTTTTTGTATTCCAACAGAATCTGTTTGATCTACTATAACATCAGTAACATCATGCATGGGTCATTCCTCAAAATACAGATCCATCAAATCCAAAGTCATCACCAACCTCTATGAGATCTGCATCAGAACTAGTAATCTCATAAACTTTAGCACCTGAAACATGTTCTTGAGGAGCAGTATTATACTGTCCCCTCTTAACTGTTAGATCATTTCCAGAAATCTTATCAATATAGATATTCTCTTGACCAATGTAGATATTGGTATTAACAGTCAATGCTTCTGCATTAGCTACTGTAATAACAGTTTCTGTTAGATCAATGTTTTCAGTAACATAGGTCTTATCATCACCATCATAATCTTTAGTTGCTTTAGGTACTACACTATAGGTCAAATCTCTATCATAAGTACCTGATCCTCTACTTCCAGCAATATATCCAACTTGAACCTTCTTAATAACATCATTAGTAACATCACTAATAGGACCATAAAGATAAGTTTTAGCTGTAAATCTTAAAGTATATACTAGTGCTCTTCTAGTATCAAAATTTCCTTCATAATCATCTTCCATAGTAATATTGTCAAGTTGAATAGCAACATCTTTTGTATCAGTAGCAGTACTACCTAAAAACTTAATAGGGATTTGATATGCTGGTTGAAAATATGGTAAAATTTGTTCAGTAATTTGAAGAGCATCATCATTTAATTTAGTCATAATGCTCAATTCAAGTTGCATATTATATGGAACTGGAAGATAACCCCTCTTAACATTAGATCCAGTAGTAGGATCTTTTACAACAAATTGTTGTGTTTGAGTAGACTTTCTAGTGGGATCATACTGTATTCCTGTGAATTCAAATGACATTCTAGGAAGAGACATTTGAATGGGTTTATTCAAGTCTGCTTGTTGTTGCAGTCTCGCTAAAAATTTCTGAGTAGGACCATAAGCAAGAGGAACTTTGATGATACTTACAGTATCGTCCCCATTCTTATGTTTAATCTCTAGCCCATTAAAAAGAGAACCAAAAGAAATAATAACGGATCTAAAGATCTCGTTATAAAAATACTCAAACATTGTCCTGTTATAGGGATATAATACTATTTAACAACTTTTTAATTAAGGCATTCCAAAAGGATTAGTCTGAGTAAAGTCTATAATATCATCTGCATTTGTTTCAATTATATCATTCTCTGCAAATGGATCAACTACATCGTCGGTATTGAGAGATCTGACCACATAAGTTGCTCCTGAAGATTGACCAATAATTACTTCTCCAGCACCAAATGATCCAGTAATAACTCCAATTTCAAGAGTATTATTGGAAGCATCCCATTCCTTCACACGTGCTTGAGTTCCTGTAGTAATACCCTTAACCAATTCATTAAAGAGGAATGTGCCTTTACCCATAGTTGCTCCAATACCAGCAGGATCAGTAATAGTGACAGTAGTATAATCAACAGAAGTATAACCAACTCCAGAATTAAGTAGATATGCAGTAGTCAATATACCTGCAGAATTAGCATGAGCTATACCATAAGCACTAGTGTTTCCAAGTCCAGGAGCACTAAAGGAAATAGTTGGATTAGAAGTATATCCAGAACCAGGAGTGCTTGCAATACTAATGGTCTGAATAGATCCCAATGTAGTAGCAATTCCAACAGTAGCAGCAGCTCCAGCACCACCTCCGCCTTGAATTGTCACAGTAGGAGCTTCAGTATATCCAGAACCTGCATTGGTAAGGAAAATTGCTGCAATTTTTCCACCTTTCAAACCATCACAACCAACATAATCCGTCGTTACAGAGGCAACACCAACTGCAGTTGTTCCTCCAGAAGGTGCAGAAGAGAATCCAATAATAGGTGGCATCGTATAACCACCGCCCATATCAGTAATAGTAACATTAGTAACAGAGCCACTATTAGCAATAGAAACAGATGCTACAGCAGTAGTTGCTGTTCCTATTAATGTAAGAGTTTGAATGTAACCTAGTTGTTCTATCTCATCATCAATAGTTTCAACTCCTGTATCAATAGTTTCATCCTCATATCTGTAAAGTTCACATCTCAATTCATAAACATAATTCTTCTTCAATTGATAAAAAGGTTGCTCATGTTCTACATATTTAATTTCAAATAATCTATCACCTAAAGGAAAATATATAAGGTCTCCTTCTTTAGGTCTAGTTATTAGCTCAACATTAGATAAATTCTTCATCAAAGGTTTTATATAAGTCTCCCATCTATCTTTAGAAATGATCAGAGTAAGATCATCCTGTTCTTGAATTCCAAATTTAGAAAGAATAGTTCCTTGACCACCATATCCTTCATAAGTATCCACATATGCCTCAAGTGGATAGGCATCATCAAATTTTGATTCAATAACTTCCTTTATAACCGTAGTTTTGCTGACATACTTACGAGGCATATAATATACCTCGACGCCATACATCTTCAACTGTTCGTCTATAAGACTTTGAAGTAAATTCTGCTCAGTGGCAGAACCATTGAGGAAGTATGGGTTAAGTACCATAATCTTAACCTATCATATCTAAAGGTGGAAGCTCATAAGTACTAAGCATACTTTGTTTGATTTCATCAATTTCTCTTTGTCCATCATCATAAAGTTGTCTTCCATTAAACTCAACACCACCTGGAAGTTTTACACCTTGGAACTTAATAAGATTTTGACCCCATTGCTTTTTAAACAATGCAGTAGCATAAGGTTTTAAGAAAGAATCATTCCAAACTCTAGGATAATCACTAGGATCCACAGTTCTCCAACAATCCATAACTATAAAATCACCTACATCAAATTGATCCCAATCAACATCCAAATATAATCTATCTTGCCTCTGATTAAATCTAATTTGTTTATGAGTATTCAGTAGGAAATTCATTGTTTCCAAATAACTCATTGCCATGGAAAAGCTTAATAAATCAGTACTTCCCCAAAAGTAAATGTCATTCAAAAATAACTGATATTTAAAACTAAACATATTGCTAACGCTTATTGATTGTGCGTTATCCCATTGCATTACTTTTTCAACCCCTATAATATGATTAGGGACTGGAATGTAATTACTATTCTCATACCATGAAAAATCTGTACTACCTTTAGTAGGCATACTTTCAGTAACAGTAGTGGTTGTTATACCAGTCTGACTACCTGCAGGATTAGCACCAGGAGGACGTCCTTTTCCTCTGTCTTTATCCGCTTGAGTTACTTTATATTTTAAATAACATCTAGAAACGCCATCAAAATGTCTCTCATAAAATAATTGCAGCGCATCATCAATTAAATCTTCACATTGTTCCGAAGCAAGATTAACGTCCAATACAGGAGCACCTAACTTCCTTAGAACGTATTCTTTAAATTCGGATCGTGTAGTAGGTTGCGCCATTATACACTATACTTTTTTATTATTTAGGATGGTGCAGAAGAAACTCCTGCTATAACATTTATATTACCTTCAACGATTCTAAAGATAGATGATCCAGAACTTACTAAAATATCATACATATATCTTCCACCGGCAAGATTTCTAGTAGCAGTAGATCCTAAGGAAATCTCAAATTCACCAGAGGAAGCACTGGTAAATCCCACTGTAAAAGTTGCTGCTGCTACAGTAGTTGATCCTGTTCCTGTACTTTTTCTCATTTGAGAGGATCCAGTCCACTCTACCCCTGCACCTGCAGTACTACCAGCTCCAGTATTAAAATCAAAATTAGTTTTATCTGTAGCCTGAACTTTAAAAGTAGATTTAAAATCTGCTCCTGTAAGAATGGTTAAATTGACACCATAAGCAACATCAGCATTAGGGTCAAAAGTAAGAGTATTATTAGCCATTTGATTCTAAGAATTTAAGGAGCAACGTCTTAATATCATTTATATCATTTTCAATTGAATCCAATCTTTCTTTATCTGAAAGAAGTTTATCCCTATTTTGGATATATTGTTGGTAACCACTGATGTCTTTATTAATAATAGCTCCTGTAGAACTATCCTTATATAATCCATCATGATCTTTAATTGGAATTAAACTCATTATGCTAAGGCCAAGACCCTCAAATTCTTAACTATTGGGACAATAGCACTATTAGTGCTAGTACCTATAATTTTTACCCTAAAAGAACTAAATGCTGGTAACCTATCAACAGTAAATTGATATTCTTGGAACATATTAGTTAAAGGAACTGGAGCATAATTATCCAATTTAGGAACATTCTTATCAGGTCTTCCATCACTATTAGCAAGATTAGTAATTACTCCCTCTCTTTCCTGGTCCAAATTATTGTATCCAGGGAAAGGAACAAAGATTGCCTGACTAACATTTACATTTTGATTAAGAGCATAGAATACTCTCAAGTCATTAACATTAGAAACATAAGCATCTAAAATAACTTTTAATGATGTAGAAGGATTTTCAAGATTAATATTCTTAGTAACATAGAAAAATCTATTAGGATCCTCAACAACAGTATCAACCTTATAATTAGATGCGAAATCAGTTACTGGAGCATTAACTCTATTTGAAATAAACTTAATAGATGCTTGATCCAAATCTATCATTGGACTTAGCTTAGGATTAGCTGTAGTCATATTCACATTCATGGTAAGAGATTTATTACCAGGTAATGTGGAGAGATATGTTTCTTCATTAATACTAGAAGCAACTATTCTAGGAGAATCAAAATAATTTGGTCGGTTAAGAGTGATGTCTTCAAATCCTTTATCTACAAAGGAAGATTCAGTTCCATCAATACTAGTACCACTAGTAGTTCTTAAAGAAGAAGTAATATTTGTATCAGATGGTGTAATAGCATTAAAAGTTGGTACTACTTGATCAAAGGGAACATTATAAGTTCCCTGAGCATTAACTCCTCCAACAGATTGAGTATTATCAAAATGAAGAGAAGGTAAGCTACCTGCTGCACCTGTTCTATTCTCACCATTGCTAGCCATATCAATCTTAATATAGTAAGAATCCAAAGTAAGTGGATCACTTACAGTTACTTCATTAAGATTATGATTAGTATTGATCCTTCTTAAGGAAACTCCATTTAACTCATACTTATAAACCTGATCACTTGCAGCATGGTTTGCTGCAATAGTACTATCCTGAGATCTACTAATACCTGTTAAAGTATTTGCAGAAACACCTGTATACTTAATAATTTCCTCACCAATCTTCACAAAACCAGGATTAGTTGATCCCACTGAAATATTTTCAAATGATCCATAATTAGCAGTACTGCCAACACTAATAGCTGCAGTGGAAGTGCTGAGAATAGCAGAACTTAAAGTTGTTGGTGAAACATTAGAACCCACACCCTTTAATGTAACCACATTACCAGAAGCATGCATACCATGATTTCTGTGGAAAACCTTCATATGAAGACCATCACTTTCAGTTCTAATTGGAGATTGTGGAATAACAGTTCCAGAAGGTCCAACAGCATAGTTAAGAATAGTAGTAACACCAACACTATTTTGATACTTCAGATAATCTGAAGATCCTGTTGAAAATTCTCCTTGAACTCCCACTAACCTTAATTCATTCTGTCCTTTAATTTCAGTAACTGAAAGTTTAAGTCCAGATCCAGTAGTAGTAGCTCCAATAGAAGTAGCAGTTAATACGTCTCCAACAGCATATCCTTTACCACCAGCATTAATAGTAGCAGCAATGGCCACACCATTTACGATAGTTATATTGGCAGTACCATTAATTCCATTTCCTGTTAAACTTGTGAGAGAAATATTATCATATGATTGACCTGCTGCTAAAGGAGTATATCCAATACCAGTATTAATCAATGATAAAGCACCAGTAGCTGATCCACCATACCCTACAAATATACCAGAGGCAGTAGTATTTTGTTGAAGAATCTTACACCCTGTCACTAGACCATTATCTGCAACTGTAGTGCCCAATCCTACTCTAATATCATTAGAATAAGCAGTTAAACCATTTTCCTTAATTTGTTCTAATTCTGCAGTCAAAGGAGGATTAAAGAATTGAACATCTCCTTCAGGAACAAAGTTGGAACGATAAAGAGTAAATTTAAGATCTTCATATTGACTTGGAGTCCAAGTAGAACCAGTTTGTGATTTAAATAGTGATCCTAATGTAGTCTGAGATGAGACAAGAGTTTGACCAGCTTCTCCTTCTGAAAGAGTAGTTACATCTACCTCACCAAGTCTAGAAATCCAAACCCTATAATCTGTTGCATTTGAAAGAATAGCAACTGCATATTCTCTTTTTCCATTCAAATAAACTGGATAATCAAATACTACATTAGTAGCAACAGTTGCATCTTGGGAAGTAACTATACTATTAGGGTCTAGAATTACTTGAGAACCTGCTATTCTCTTTGTAACAGGAACCCCCAATTCTACTTCTCTAAGTTCAACATAAACTGGTCCAGTAAAGTCAACTGATTGGAAGAAGATATCTATACTACTTACAAAAATACCTTCTGCATCATCAACTGTAAAGGATTGAGCAAGAGGATCTAAATATTCCCCAGTATCTTCAGTAGCACCTGTAGTAAAGGAAGTTGAAGCAGTAGCCCTATCTCCTATAGTTCTAGTCTGAATCAGATTAGGATTAGTTTCAGCAGTATCAACAGTAACTGTTGCATTCCTCAATGATAATGTTACTTCTTCACTATTATCAATATCTCCCTGAGAGAAGAAAGTTTCTTCTGCTGCAGTACTAAACAATCCTTGAACTTTACTATCAATTGGACTACTTGTAAGTCTAAATCTATTTCTACCAGTTTCAAATATAGGATTAGCACTATTCTGAGAAGTTGGGACTCTATAGGAACCAATCATAGTTCCTAATCCATCACTAATTAATCTAAGATCAGAAATAGTTGCCTGAGCTCCACTTGTTTGTCCTATTAATACCATTCCACTAGCAACATAACCACTTTGATTTGTTTCAGATTCATTTGCCAAAGACTTGGTATCTACATTTAAAATAGTAGAAGTTTCTGAATAAGTGGCAGGTATAACATTACCTCTATCATAGGGACTATTAATAAAAGTATCAGTAGGATCATCAAATGGACCATACTTATGATTTGATTGAGCAACCATAAAGTTTATTTCAGGTAAGCTACTATTAGCAACTTGAATATTTAAATCCAGCGAAGGCATTCTACCAATAACTACTTCACCTACCTGGAATGTTCCAGAAGTCATAGAAATCTCTAGAAGCTTAGGGAAACAGAAATCAGTAACATCCACATTATCAAAGAAGGTATATAACCTAGTAAATGGCTTCAAACTTCTTCCAGTAAATTCAATATTCTTAGCTCTCATGAAATTAATAATTTCACGACTAACCATTCTTGATCCTAATGATTCAGTATCAATTTTTTCAACTACAGTATTTTGAATACCTGTTCTTCTTTGATTAAGATCAACTCCTACACTTCCAGTAATAGTTGTAGTAGTAGAGCTTGTTTCTTCTGCTACTTGGAAAGTGTTAGGGAAATTTGTATTAGCATTCCAAGCTTCCCTTCTCCAATCATCGGCACCTAAGAGTCCCAAATCACCAGCACCTCCTTGTCTCCAGGAAGTATTACTTGATGTGGATTGAGAACTATCCAAACTAAAATCAACATCAACACTATTAGTCTCCCATGAATTCCAGATAATAGGACTTGTGCCAGATCTAGATCCAGGTTCACCTTGAAGTTCTACTCTCATTGCTCCAGCAAGACCTTCAAGTGATCCCATCATAGTAACAGCTCGTGTTTCAAATTGATTAGTATCAATCCACACATCAGCAGTAGGATCAAGGGATACAGTTCCTTGCCAGAATCTCACAAGGAAAGGAGTTACACTCTCACTTCTAGTAGCAAAGGGTTGTTGTAACCAGGATTCCTCACTATAATCTAAACAAATTACACTAGATGGGTCTCCATCATTCTTTGTATTTTTTCTAATACCAGATCCTAAAATATTAGCAAATCTAGAATCGGAACTCAATGCTGTAGTACCAATTCCAGAAATAGAATCAGAACCTAATTCCAACTTAAATGCTGTTGTGTAATGAGAAGGACGAAGTTCTCCTCTCTTTCTATCAATACTATTTCTAATACCTACATCTAAATCTTGTCCACTTAAATCATTAAAATTATCTGTAAAGAATCCAGATTTAAACCTATTCAATCCATTTGCATCGGGAACAAATTGATTAGCAACATTTTGCTCCAATCTACTTAAAGAAGTATAATATTCAACATTTCTCAATCTCTGTTCCAATCTATTGATATCAGACATCTGATATCTCTTATAATCAATGAATTTTATTTTTACATTTGCATTATTATAAAGATAAGCAGGTAAAAATGCATTAGCAATATTTATTGCTCCAGGAATTCCTTCTGGAGGAACTGGATTATCTGCAGGAACTCCATATTTAACAGTAAACAACCCTTCAACATCTAAGAAAATTCTATCAATTCTTGGAAGATAATAAGAATAATCTAAAATGATAGATTCATCATTTGCTATTACATTTTTAGAACTGTGTTGGCCACCATTAAAACTTCTACCTAAAAATTCAAGAGGAGATCTTTCACCTGCACTTACACTATAATCACTAACTCTGGGACGTGCATCAACAATATCACTATTTCTAATTCCATCTACAGATGAAATTTCAGTTCCATATTTGAAATCTTGATATGAATTAATGGTTGTTATATCACCAGTATCAGAAGAATTATAACTTGCACTCAAATAATAAGCTTTAAGTTTTCTGGATGGAGTAGGAGCATCTGATTTTCTAGTAATTCTTGCATAATCATAAATTGAACCTTTCTGCCCATTGGAGAAAGTGAAGTTTCCAGTAACATTTTTACTTCCTATACTAATATTAGAAGCAATAGCAGTTATACCAGATTCTGTAAACCTTATAATTTCATTACTAGTGAAAACAGTTTGATTTTCATATACCATCCTTATAGAAGTATCTGATACCTTATCAATAAAGATGGCTCTTGCTCCACTAACTTGCCCAACTACTTCTTCTCCTAATATTAAATCACTAGCAGTGGATGTAGGCCCATCCATAGATCCAACAGTCATAGAAGGAGGAATAGGATCACTAGTATCCTCAGATTCATAGACAGCATAAAGAGTGTCTACATCTGGAACATTCAAAGAAACTACAGAATCTTGTACTCTTGTTCCAAAAGGATAATTACCATAAGTTAACCCATCATTAAGAGTAGCTTTAGCTCCAGAAGCATCTGTACCAGATGCAGAATTGGTTGACTTATCAATTAAAGTAGTAGCTCCAATATTTCTAACTTTTGACTTAGAAGTAAGACTACTCTTTCTTAAGGTGCAAATTGCACGTGCTGCTTTATCTTCTGTCCCATCTGGAAGTCCTCTTAATCCCTTAAATGTAAGTTGAGTATTTCCTGAAGTTCCAAAGTCTAACTTATCTGCTGAAAGATTTTCTGTGCCGCCATCACCACGCACTAGAATATATCTTTCTTCATCATAAGATAAAAATACTTCATTAGTACCTGCTGCAATAGTACCACTTTCTCCGTTTGTACCTATGGTTAAATCATATTGTTTTCTAATATCTAAAGTAGAATCAACAAAATTAACAGATTCTATATTTTTCCTTGGGAAAACACTATAAAGAGATTCATTATTAGTCTGATTTCCTGCTCCTAACTGATTTTGTAATCTAGTTTCTAAAAGAGAGAAATTAGTAACAGTAGTTGGAACTTTAGGAAGATCTCCTGTATTAATACCAGATACACCTGCTACAGTAGATATTCCAATAGAATTAGTATTAACTGTACTTACTCTAGCATAAGAAATATCTTGTTGACCAGGAAGACTATAACTGACCAAATCTCCCGTAGTAACAATACCAGGCCAAGTAAAGGAAGGGGATGTTACAGTACCAATACCACCACCATTTGCTGCTATCCAAGCAACACTCCTATTAGACACAGCAATAGAAGCAATACCAATAACTCTAGCTTCTGATGGAATTATATCAGCAGTAAATGTTTTAGCAGTTCCAACACTAGCATAAACAGAATTTATATCAGAAATGGAATGAGCAGTAACTCCTATAGAAGTTCTTCCATCAGTTCCTATTCCATTAAATGTTAATCTTTCTCCAACAACAAAATTACCTTTTGTATTATAAAGAGTTAATCCAGTTCCTACTACTACCTCATGCCTTAAAAATCCATTAGCTCCACTAGATTGCCCTTCAACAAAACATGGGACAGGTTGAGTAGTGGTTTCATTTACACTAATATCTGTATAAGTTTGAAGATCAAATAAGGATAAATCCCATTGATTTATATTGGGATTAGGTAAATCATAAGAACCCGATTCTAAAGCAAAATCATAAACTCTCGCTATTCCAATTTCATTACCAGGAGCTGTCATAGATCCAACTCCAACGCGTTGGTCCCTTAATCCAATAGTTCCAGTAGTATCGAATCCAATATTAGCTGCACCAGTTACCCTATTAACTCTAAAAGTTGGACCAAAACCAAAATTAATTGCTTGATTTTCTTTTAAAGAAGTAGTTCTAGGTTTTGGGCAATCTAAAAATGTAGGATAATTCTTATCAACCTCATATCCCTTTACATAAGCTTTGCCTGGGGATATTTTATAAAGTGCTAAAGATTCACTAGGCTTACTTCCACCATCAGTAAGTTGATCAGCATTATAAATTCCTCTATTACCAAATCCATTATTTAAACTATCTTTTACAGTAGTTACAAATTCTCTTATATAATAATGTCCAGATTCATCAAAAGTTCTTCTGGCTAATTCATTGCGAAGAGAATTTGCCCATTCTCCATCTTTATTAAGTTCTCTTAAAATACCATTTCTGACTTCTGCTATTTGAACAAAGTTCTGATCATCAAATTCGTCAATTTCTCTTTTTGCTAAAGTAGCAGAAATTTTTAATCTATCAGCACCAGGTGCAGTAAAATTACTAAATCCTTGGGCATTATCATTTAAATCTCTATCACTTTCTGAAGAAATTAATTCTTCTTTTACATATAATCCTATCCTATAACTAGGAGAATTGGTATATTGATCAAGAATTAAAATTTGCTCAAAAACATCAACGAAATATCCCCTTAAAAAATAAACTCCATCACTAATTCCAAAAGCAGAACCTACAGCTGTGGCATCTGCAGTAAGAGTTTGAACTACACCTTCCCCTGCAGATATAAAAGTATTAGAAAAACTAATAGTATCGTCAATTGTTAAAACTTCATTATCAAAAAATTGTTGCGTTGAAGAATCAGTGCTACTTGAATCTATATAATCAACATAAATCGTATAAGTACTTCTCTCAGATTCTTCATCTGTAATATATTTGACAACTTTTGCTGTAATTCCAGAAGTTCTACCTGTAACCTTTTTACCAACTAATTGGTCCAAATAAAGAGATACTGGCAAACCTGTAAATTGAGGTTCAATTTGAACGGCATAAAATTGACTCAAATATGATGTTTGCCCAGGAATAACCTTTGCTCCTTCTTTAAAGAAGTGGTTACCTACATTCTCAACCTGATCTTGCAGTATTGACTGAAGATTATTTAACTCTCTTGCCTGAACTGGATAAGCAGGTTTGAATAATACTTTATAGTAATTGCTCTGCGCATCAAAATCATCAAAGTAAGGAGCAACATTTAGGTTCGTTTCCTGTGGCATGATTTCTTAGAATTGCAAGATAATTTTGACGTCTTCTTTTTGGGATGATGACCTTGTAACAGATGGTCTATTATCAACGTGAATAATATTTCCAGAATATTTCTGGACTTCAGGTTGAGCAACACCTAGGGTAAAATCTTGTCCCAGATAATAATCTCTATTATTTATTACTACTTTATTATCGGTAAAGGAAGTTTCAATAGCTAAAGTATTACCGGTAGTAGGAACAATATTATAACTTCCACCAGTTGCAATACCTGCGGTAAATCTATTCAGTGTAAATCCATAAGTTGGATTTGTTATAGCTGCTCCAACTGTAGTAAATCCAGCAGTAGATCTATCCTGCCATAATTTTAATACCCCAGTAATTTGCTCATATGCAATAACTCTTCCAACAGCAGTGGATCCCACTCCCACTGTTTGAGTAACAAAACTGTCAGGTGTAAAAGTAGCTTCACTATAACCAACACCAGTTAATTTTATAGCATAAGATGTACTACCTTTATCATCAGTAAATATGCTAGAAGAATTGAAAAGTTCAGGATTTTCTAATAAACCAACCCTAGCAAATTGTTGACCAGTAACAAAGTCTGGATTTTCTGTATCATTTTCAAAACGTGCATAACATAAAACATTAAAAGCACCCAATTCACGATAAATGTCTTTACCATGACCTCCTGGAGGAGGCATAATAACATCAAAATCAGGAATAGTAGTTCCTGTTGGAACACCACCAGATTCTAAATCTAAACTACCAAATGAATATCCAGAACCCCCATTTGAAACGGTTACAGAATCAATTTTAGAATCAGAGTTAATAACAACTGTTGCCTTTGCTCCTGCACCATCCCCATTAATAGGAACATTGGTATAAGATCTAGCAGTTCCTAAACCAGCACCTCTACTTCTAATAGTTACAATTTTTATCTGACCACTAGTTGCTGCATTTTGTCTAACAGCAGCATCTGTAGTATTAGTAGACCATTCACTGGGAACAGGAATATAGTTAGTAGAATCAAACTTAATTGCTTGACTAGGTTTAATAGTATAAAGATACTTCCAAATATAACCATCACCACTAGTACCTGCAGCTCTAGGTTCTAAATCAGTGAAAGTTGGTTCATCTAAAGAAGGTCCTCCTCTATGATTATTTTCTGGTTTAGAATTATTATACAAACAAATATAAACTCTATAATCTGAGTTCATTACATAGTATTTTGCTGAATAGATATCAGCAACACCAGACGGTTGAGATTGATTATCAATAGTGATATCATTTCTCCACATGTCATATGTTACACCAGATGACCATGTATTCTTATTAACAACCTGACTGACATCAGCAGTATTAATTTTTTTCACTGCTAACATAGTGTCCCAATCTTCATTGAAACTATTCAAGCTATCCTCCGGCGTAGGAGGACTTACATCCCAATCAGATTGAACATCTGCTGGATTGGGTAATCCAATAAACGTATAATAAGAATTAGTGCTAGTCTGAACACCAGCAATAAAGTTCTTAGCGTTTAAAATACGAAGTTGGTCAGTAATTATGGCCGCCATTTTAAGAGGACTTTTTTTCTTATTTATTACACTTATTCGGTGTAAGCGATGTACTTGAGGGAATTAAATCTAGTAACTACACTAGAAGTAGATATTCCACTTCCTGGGGTTCCAATACCACTCATAGTATGAGCATCAAATGTCTTGGGTTTGGCTCTTTCTTCTGTAACAATCCTACCCCAAGTAAATTGTCCTAAGAAAGGAGAAGTGGTATATGCAATGCCAGTATTGTAAGTATCAACATTAACAAATACTCTTCTCACATCAGTAGAGAATCCTATAGTAGAACCAGCAGTTACATTAGCCATGGTTCTTGTTTCTACACTCTTCACTCTGTATACAGCATCAAGTTGTGTAGTTCCAATTCCTACAGTTGTAGTACCATCTCCAGATTCAGATGCAAATGTGCTTCCAATAGAAGCATTAGTGTCAAAAGCTACAAAGTAATCATCTGTACTAATACCACTTACTGTTACAGCAGTGGAAACTATACTAGTATTTCTCAGATAAGAACCTTGAGGAATAAAGAGATCAAAATAGAATTGTTGTTGTGTTCCGGAAGTTGTAGTTCCCACCCCAACAATAACACCAGAATCACCATTATAAGAATCTACATTCATCTTTTCTCTTTGCAGAGTAGGTGGTTCAATCAACACCGCAGGTGGAGTAACTGAACTATATGCTGTACCAGTAGTGGTTCCACCATAACTGATTATAATAGAACTTACAGTTCCAGCAGCACTTACAACTGCAGTTGCTAATCCAACTCCAGTGCTATTACCACCACCAACAATATTAGAAATAGTAACTGTAGGTGCTGCGGTATATCCAATACCTCCATTACTGATTATAATAGAAGAAATTGTTCCACCAGTAGAAACATTCGCAGTGGCTGCTGCTCCTGTTAATGTATCTGCATCATTTACTACAATGATGTCTTGCCATGTACTTCTTTCTCCACTATCTTCTATTTCATTAACAGGATTAAAATATGGTACTGCACTGTTAACATAGATTGTAGTAGTATCTAATCCTACAGATTGAATCAAATATGTAGAAGGACGAATTTGTGGTTCATAATGTGGCCTATCTTTTCCAATCTTATTATTATTGGACATAAGATCTACTGTTTGTCTACACCAAGTAACTGGTCTAACAACACTCTTATCAGTAGTAATTCCAAGACCATTATAGAGATTAGTTTCAGCTGTATCAATGGTATTAATACCAGTAACTACTCTAGGCTCTTCATCCAGAACTACTGTCTGACCCATTAATGGATTAAAATCAATATCTAATTTGTCACCCTTCTTGACAGTTTCAAGAATATCTTTGAAGACAACGTCAACACTACCAGCACCCTTATAAAATAGGATTTGAGAACTGTCTCCAATTGCTACATTTCCATTTTCAAAATTAGGTCCCTTAGGAGCTTCACTAAAGGTAAGAATACTTCCACCCTGGAATTGATATGCATCTCCTGGTTTTTGAAGAACATTATTAATAAAGACTAAAAGAGTATCTTCTACTTCAATATCAGATCCCTTAGATGCTTGAATAGAAATGGGTTCACCATTAACAGAAAGTCTAAATGATTTTTTAGTTCCATCAAATTGACTATCAAATGCATCTAAAACTTGCATTTGTCCCAATGACCATCCATTAAAACTATCACTATAAACATCTTCTATAGTTAAGGTAAATTCAGCAAAGACGTTGGTAGTAGTATCTGTAGGAATTCCTGTTGTTCCTCCAGTAGGAATTGTGAGAATTTCTCCATTACCATAACCAAATCCATAATCATGAACTTCAAAATGGATAACACTAGAACCCTGTCCAACTACAATATCAACAGTAGCACTTTGACCTGCACCTGTTGCAGAATCTGTACTATATTCTAAAGGAATATTCTCATAACTTAGAGGAGAATCAATTACCACCTCAAGTGGTTTCTTCACAGTTCCACCTCTAGCATAGTGATGATCTCTACTGGATATACCACTATTAACTTCAAACTTAGTATCACTGAGAATCCTATTAACAGGAGTGCCATTAAAGGCAGGATCTACCCCTGTAGCAATTCCTGTACCACCACTGCTAGTTCCCTGTCTAGGAGCAATAATAGCTGGTTGAACTATACCACCAGTCTTATAGTAAGTAGGAACTGTTGAAGTTCCAACATTCACTTCAAATTCTCTAGTAGAATTAACATTAAGAACCTTCATTCCATTGAAGAAAGGATCTCCTCTTCTTGGATACTTATGATCAGTAGCATATCCATCTCTAGAGCAAGCAAATGTTAATGATTCTTCAGCAATCTTGACACTAGTACCTGTTTTAAGTGTATGAGCACCAATAGTAACTGTCATAATACCGCTAGAGGCATTGTAAGTGGCAGTTGTAATGCTATGATTTACAATTGTAGAAATACCAACATTAAGTGAAATGGTATCTGTAGTAACCGAAGAAATAGTAGTTCCTATACCAGCAACAGGATCACTTGTTCTAGGATAAGTATGCTCAGTCCTATTAGCATCCATTGCACAAGTAAATGTCAAAGCATCTTGAGCGAATTGAATAGTATTAGAAGTGGTCAATCCATGGCTTGGGACAGTCAGAACTAAAAGACCACTCGAAGGAGTATAAGCAGCATTAGTTGGTGTAAATGTAGCACCAGAATCTGCACTTACAGAATTAGATACTGCTCTTACAAACTTATGCCCATAATTACCACCACTCTGTACTGCATTAGTTGCTGTTCCACCCTTCCAAGTGTGAGTATACTGTTGACCAGCATTAGCATATCCAACCTCAAGAGTAATGGTGGTAGCAGTAGTTGAAGCAATAGAAACAGCGGTATCGTAGAAAGGATCTTTGGCTCTTGGATAGAAATGAGTGCTAACACCCGAATCAATGTTACAGGTGAATCCCAATCCAGTTAGAATAACAAAATCTTTAGTTTTACTGGTACTTAATCCATGAGCAGTTGAAGTAGTAACTGTCATAACACCAGTAGTATTGGTATAAGTTGCAACACCAACAGAAACTGATGGAGCATATTCACAAGTAAATGCTATACCTGAAAGAAGAACTTCATCACCTGCATTTAATCCATGATTCCAATTAGTAGTTACAGTGGTTATTCCACTTGTAGAACTATAAGCAACTCCCGCAACAGATCTTGGGATATAGAATACAGGATCAGTATTAATAGCAACTGAAGTAATATGCCCATCAGTGATTATTGCTGTTCCAATAGCAATTGGATTAGAAGATCCAACACTTACTGTTTGAATGCCAACATTAACTGTTTGAACCCCGTGTCGGTATCCAGATCCGGTATTACCAATACTTACAACAGTAACAGTACCTGCAGTTCCTACATCACAAGTTGCTCCTGCTGCTACAAGAGGTTGATAAGCAAATCCAGCACTAGATGCTACAGAAACAATCAATCCTCCTACTGGATATTCTGTTCTATTAGGATCATATCCAAAACGTCTGTCTGTTCCACTAAACTTAATAGTAGAAACTCCAACATCCTCAGTAATATCATAATCATGATCATCATTAGGTTGCTCACCTGCAGCTAATTGGAATACTCCATTAACTAAAACCACTGCATTATGAGTAGAGAATCCAGTAACATTAGATCCACCAGATTTTAAAATAAAGTCAGACTTAATTCCTGTAAATTGATGAGAGATATCATCAAAAGTATGGTTGCTAGCATAGGTTTCTTCATCAGTTCCTGTAGCAACCCTTCTCATAAATGTTCTACCATGGAAAGTAGAATTAGTAGTAATTCCTACCCAATCTCTATCATCTGGTTCATTAGTAGTACTACTAATAGGTATACCTCCATGAGGTGCTTGAGAGAGATTAAGGGTATTATCAACAATATTATAATTTCCAGATATCTTAGTAATTAAGGCCCCTGAAGTGTGAATTGCAACGTTGGTTCCCAACTTACCTCTTTCAACACCAATTTTATAAGTTGCTCCAACTCCAATATCCTCAATAATCATATACTCATTATCTACCTTAATAATATCTTGAGAAGCAAAAGAACTAATTCCAGTAGTAAGGAATCTCTCTTGGAAAACAATATCTTCACCCAATGTTGATGTTACTGCTGTAGCAACAACAGGGGATTGGATCATATTATCAATTGTAATGATTGCTTTTGTATTCTGTTTCTTAGATGTAATGGTATGAGATTCACCAACACCAACTGCATTTAATTCAAAGACGCTAGGATTAACTGCTAATGCATCTTCTGCACTTGCTGCAAATCTTAACTTCCCTGCATCCACTTTAACCACATAAAGATCAGAAGGTAATTTATCAGTAGTTACTCCAGAAAGATTAGTTGAAGCAACACCAATTGCCATAGTAGTTCCAGTACCTGGCCACCCATAAGTTACATTTTCTCCAGTTACCCAATAATGATCAGCAATTCTTACATAATTGGAAGTTGAATCAGCAATTCCAGCATCACTTCCATCAAATATTCTTCTAAAGATGGCATTACCATCATGATTAAGAGCAAATTGAGTTTGAAGATCTAATTTAGTTCCACTATAGCTACCTTTATTGCCATGAATGACTATATTGTCTGCAGGCATTGAAGTATCATTGTCATTATCATTATAAATTTGAAGGTCAACACCAAATGTTCTTACTTGAACAGCAGTGGAGGTATTAGGAGTATAAGTGATATTAAGAGCACTACTGCCATCAGTAGCAATACCAACTTTTCCTATACTTCCTCCAGTTCCAACATTTCCCCAATCAACATATACTTCTTCTTGATCTTCTCCTTGTTTAATAGCAGCAATCTCAATTACTTCATAAAGATCATTAGTAGTATCTTTCACAGAAAGAACACAATAAGAAGAATCATAAGGATCATCAAAAGAGGCAACAGCAACAGGTGCTAAAACAGTTGTAGCTGCTATAGCGGTATAACTAGAATCCAGTTTACCTGTATTAAGTGAATATGTTCCAATTCCAGTTGCTGTATCTGCAATAGCAACAATAGAAGCATTTAATGTAAGTTCAACAGAAGAGGAAGAAATAAAATCTACCTTAAGATTTGATTCCCCATCAACAAAAGCATTAAATGTACCAAATCCAGTAAATACTGGGCTATCTACAGTATCAATATTTCCATACTCATTTAAGAATACAATAGACCCATCATGAATCATATTAAATTCATTTGCAGTATAATTATTACTGCTATCTTGAGCCATTACTAAAACTTTGGCGGCCCTATATGTGGAGGAAATAGAAACGATATTTCCAGAAGAACCAGCACCTATAGTAGATACACCACTGCTTATTTTAACTACATCACCCAATTGAGCAGTGGTTGTTACTCCACTATAATTATTCAATATACTAAAGTTAACTGTAGAAACACTATAAGATCTAGTTTCATAATTAAGGGGATAGAAGGTTAAATCCCAACCTTCTGCAGTTGCCAGATAATTATAATATCCCAAGTTATCAACAGACTCAATAGTGGCATATTCCTGCATATAACCAACGGCTTCATTTTGAAGAACTGATGCAACTAAGAACTGTCTTTCATCAGTATAAATGTTATCTTTTACATAAGTAAATATCTTATTAAAAGTATAATTTGAATTACCTGCACCTACTTGTCCAAATTTAGTAGTTCTTTCATTACTATTAAATGTTGAACTAAAGTCATCAATACTCAATACTCTATTACCAACAGATTCATAGTAATCACTTATTGTTCTATTTTCAAAGATTATCTCATTAGAGTAAGCTCCCCCATTAATAAAGACTGTACCTTCTCTAACATAATCAAAATTATAAACACAATTTAAATCACTTTCACTAATACAATCTACTACTATCTCAATATTAGTTTCATCAGCGACTACAACTGCATCTCTAGGATTATTTTGTTCGCTTACTACTTGAAGATCTGCAAATTTTTCAAATCCAGATGGATGATTTAATATACTTACAGGATCATCCCATGTTTGTAATGGTACTTTAGAACTAATTGAATAAGAGAAATTCTGATAATATTGATTATCTGGTAACTTCTGCATACTGTTATTCAAGAATCCAGTATTCTTGGACCATCCATCCACTATGGTTGCACCAGCTCCGGTTATAATCTGAGCATTAAAATCATTCTTCCCTCCTATTACCCCTTGAGTATTGGAACTTAGACCTTTTAGAGTCTGACCAATTTCATATTCAGTGCTGACTGAAACTTTCAATGTTTCAGTTTTATTATTCCAAGATTCAACTTGTCCTACAGTTTCACCATTTGTAACATCTTCCCCAATAGCAAAATTATTTTTCTTCAATACTGGATCAAAAATGGGGAATTGATTTGAAGGTATTACTCTTGCATAGGATGTTCCAGATACCACCTCTCCGGGAATCTCTCCAGTCCCTAAATGGTCTTCAAGACTATATTCAACATAAGCTCCACTACCTCCCAATTGAGGAGCAACAGCAGTCATCTCAAAAAGTGCATAATCATAACCAGCAGAGTTATAACCCTTTCCAGTAGTAGTGACGCCCACATTAACATTTTCAACTAAAATAGTCTCTCCAACCTTGTAAGGGAAATCAGAAGCACTACTAAATGTAGTGTTCAAATAAAGTCTTACTGTCTTTGTAGCAGAGGTATATGATAAAGATGTAATTCCAACTCCATTAGAATTATTAATAGGAAGAATTGTTGGAGTTGTATTGTACAATCCTGTAGTATTATTGATAATGGTAACCTTATTATCACCCAATTCAAATTCTATATCAGCTTCACTAAGAACTTTCTTAGTAAATCCATCTATAGCAATCAGATCAGGTGCTACAAGATAATTCTTACCAGCAGAAGTAATTCCAATACTCTCAAAAGAAGAAAGTGGTTCTACTTTTATAATTTCTGGAAGATTTGCAACTGCTCTTAAAGTTTCATCTGATGGATATGCAAATCCAACACCATTAGCATCAAACTCTTCACTCAATATAGATCCAATGCTCTTACTCTCTGCTTCTAAAATACCCCCTTCACCAAGAGTAGTAGTAATACTGGAAATTCCAGGTACATTCTTATAAGAGAATCCAGGATTACTAATTCTTACCTTCTTGATAGGACCAACTGCAGTAGTGGAAGTAGTTTCATAAGTAGAGCTTGAATTAGTTTCACCATACCCAGCTTTAACAGGTGCTTTCTTGATATTGAAAGTAAAGGTAGTAGTTCCAACTCCTACAATAGTTTGTTTGCCATCATAAACAGTTTTAACTACATCTACCTTATTATGTCCATATGCTTCAGTATCATTTACTAACTCACTCTTAATAGCTGGAATGAGATCAGTATTTTGAAGAGAGAACTTATACCATAAGTTATCAGGAACATCATCAGTAAAATCTACAGTTAAGTTAGCAGTGGTAGTTATCCCAACATCTCCACTCTTTGTGACTTCAAATGTTGAAGTTGCTTTAGAAGTTAAAAATATATTACTATACTTACTATCAGAATAAAGATCTAAATCAAAAGCAGAATAATTAGTACTATTTTGAACAAATGCTAAAGTTGTACTAGACAAATCAAATTTTAAAGTTTGATTCTTATTCACCTTTACATAAGGATTAATTCTACAAATAGTTCCATCAGAAGCATTTTCCAAATTAATAATTAATGCAGTTTCTAAATCTGCTTCATTCTTTACTAACTTAATCTTATGCTTAGTATCAACTAAAACAAAGTACATCCCCTGATTCTGAAGGTTAGTCATCGGAGATGAAGACTTATAGATTATTTTGTCTCCTGTATTGAAATTATGATTATTAAGAGTAATAGTATTGTTTATTACATTAACATTTGCAGCTACAAAGGTTATAGGATCAAAAACTATTCTCCTAGTATAATCATCATAAAGAACATTTATTGTCTTAGTATCTCTGGGATTTAAATCATAGAAAATCTCATCACCTTTAGTTAATCCATGAGCAGTAGATACTGCAACCGTAACTGTACTAATACTTACTTCTCCACTTATTACTTTATCCAGAGAAGTTTTAATACTGTGATAAGAACCAGTTCCAAGAGCAGTAAAATATAATAATCCAATATCAGTACCAACACCAGCATAACCACCACCAGTGGATGCTACTCCAACTTTATTTGTTGCTAGACCAATTGTATCTCTAGTAAGAGGAGCAATATACAAATAATCATGATCTGTTAAAGGATCATAAGCAGGTCCAATGGTATTAGTTGTAATTCCATTCCAAGCAGAAATAGCAGTTCCAGTATTAGTTTGATAAGTTACCTTATCATTTAATTGTAATCCATGATTTGGAATATAAATGGACTGTGGCTCAAGGAAGATAGAAGCAACTCCAACTCCTGGATTTGCAAAAGTAATAGTTGTTCCAGCACCAGTAGGAGTAACAGTTCCTAGACCTACAGACTCTGGAGGATAGAAATAAAATTCCTCATTTAAAGTAAAAGATTTAGTAGTCTTTGCTAATCCAGCATCTATAGTAAATTTCCTAGGATTCTCAAATAATACTCTACCGCTAGTATATGCAATACCAGAAGTTTGAGTATTATCAACTTCTCTAAGAACTCTAATTCTCTTACTCTTATTATCAATATTCAAAACCTTAACTTTTTCAGTTCCAATTCCCAAAATGTCATTAGGACGAATCGCAGGATACTCCAATTGACCACTTACATAGAAGTAAGTAACAATACCAGTAGCAGAAGTATTGCCTACTCCCAATTGTAAAACAAAATTATCAGATCTTACTCCAACTGCATAATCTCCATCAAATCCAGGGAAATGAGTAGAGAGACCTGAAATACTAAGAACTTCCTCATTTTCAAAAGAATGAGGAGTAGAAGTAAATCCAATAAATGTATCGTAACTAGCAGAAGCAAACTCTACATTAGTAATTTCTCTAGTGGTAGTGTTGGTGGTTATAACTTTCTTTCCACCTACCCTACTAACTTTTGCTCTAGCTCCACTTCCAGCAGTTCCATCATTATCAAAGCTAATTTTATCTCCAACTTGATACTTATCACCTCCACTAACTATTTTTACTGATTCTATATCTCCAATTGTTGCTCCTGTAATATTAATTGTTTGTTCCTTCAATTTATTAGAATTGAAGATATAATTATATCCACTTTTCGCATCATTCAAATGATAATCACTCGTATTTCTTAACCAAGATTCAGATACTACATCATATTCATTTTGATTGGAAGATTTCTTAAAGTTATAGGAATTGGGTTCAGAGTGATAACTATCACCAATGAAATAAGGGAAAAGAGGTGGTCTAGATTTCTCAAATGGTTCTGTTCCACTATTAATAGAATCAATAGTAGCAAAATACGCATACACTCCATTAGGATAATCCGGAGTTACGCCGAATCTTCCATTGTGGATATCTAAATGTCCTTGATCTGTAAAAGTATAATCTTCTATAAAGAATCCATCACCATATAAAGAAGCACTAGGTCTATTTGTAGAATCAACCTGAACCTTATATCCTGTCTTCATTCGGGTGATTGATCCACCACTAGGATTTGCATATCCATAAGGACCATAGATGGGATTACCATCATATGCCCAACCAACTATGGGAGAATGGTATTGACTATTCTCTTCTTCCTCACTTACTGCATTTCTTTCTAAATCAGGATTACCATACATAATCCTTTCTTCTGTTATACCATAAACACTCTCCCTCAATAAACGAGGCAGATAAACATGTGCATATTGTAAAGAATCATTAGAAAGATTATTACTAATTAATCCATCATCTGATTGAAGAATATTCAAATTCTTCTGGAATAGATTAACAGTCCATCTACGAATATTAGTATCTACAGTAGCATTTTCTCCAGCAGCTTTTACAGTAATAGATGTTTTATCTGCTTCATATCCCACACCACCATTAAGTACCTTAACTTCTATTAATTGTCCATTGTTTATTATTGGAGTCAATCGGGCATAAGAACCAATGCCACTAATTGTTAGATTAGGAGGTGTATTATATCCGCTTCCAGATTTATTAATAACTACTTCAATAATTTTCCCATTATCAATAACAGGACTAACTAAAGCAGCACTTCCACTCTGGAACGTAATTTCTGGTTGTCTATCAAAATTAATAATTTCAGAAGATCCATATCCAGTTCCATTATTAGTTAAATCAACTGAATCAATTGCACCTCTAAAGAGGGGTTGAATTTTTGCTCTAAAATCTTGACCAGTTAAAGTGGCAATACCAATTACACCATCAATAGTAACACTAATTGGTTTGTAATTAAAAGATCCATTTCCAGTGGAACCAAGAGAAACAAAAATATTATTATCTAAGTAATATTTTATTGTAACTCCACTCCCAACAACACTTAAAGAGAAATTATTATCATCTACCTTATGCACATAATAATCAGTGGTAGTAGAAAGACCAGAAACAACGGGAATGGCTGAAGTATATCTAATAATTTCCCCAGTCTCATAACCATGACTGATTATATTAATTTGATTACGAGAAGTACTAATTCCACCACTAGGAATAGTCCTTTTTTTATTTTTATATCCAGATCCTGAATCAGTTACAACAATATTGGATACTACTTTCTTTTTACTAGCAGATTGAATATCTTGGTTACCAGTTCCATACTTAGTAAACTCTACAGTATTAACTCCTACTACTGCATCACTATAACTGGTATGAAGTTTAATTTTAGAATCATTTACAACCTGTACAAAATAAGAGGAATTAGTAACTAAACCTACAAGAGCATCTCCTCCATTTGTTTTATAGATAACCTTTTCTGCAGGTGCAAATTTATGATAAGTTGAAAATCCAATACTTGCCTCAGTAGTACCAATACCGCTTAAACCACCATCTGTGGCTACAGCAACATTACCACCTGCTCTTTCAGCATTAAAAGAAACAGTATGAATTATATCAGTAGTAACAACATCTGCAGATGCAGGTTTAGTTGGATTTCCTCCAACAATATTAACAATAGGATCGCCAACATAATCAAATCCAGTATCTACAACTTTAATTTCTTTTAAACTACCCTCAACAGCAGTTGTTCCAGTTGCACCACTTCCAACAACATCAGAAACATGGAAAAGAGGTGGCTCAATAATATCATATCCATCCCCACCATCTACAATATCAACACTCCTTAAATCACCATAAATTACTTGATCTCCAGATTTATAATTAAGAATCTCTACGCCATTTACCAATATACCAGTATAACCAGTTTCTGTCTGGTAAGAAGCATCTTTTTTAATTGGAGCAGTAACTTTTCTATAAAGTTTTTGAGGAGTTAATGATTTTTGATAATGGGGATAATATATGAACTTATTATTTTCAACAGATCCTGAAGGTGAAATATATTTTTCATCATACAAATCTGCTCTACTTCTACCTAACTTAATACTAGTAGGATCTACTCGATAAACATAGTAGACACCTTCATCCATATTATCAAATTTACTAATAGTAATATCAGTAACTATTGTTTGATCTATTTCTACAGTAGTTTTACTTTCACCTTGCTGATAATAAACAGCATCTCCAGTATAGAATCCATGATCTGCAGACCCTGAGAATGTAATAGTTTCAGAATCAGCTCTTCCAGAAAAAGTCTTAACCTTATCATATGTGGTAATTTCTTTATCTTCACCATAACTTGCTAAAGAATTAGATGCTATTAAAACATCTCCATCAAATTTGGAATATGTATTCTGTACATTAGCAATAGATTGATTAGCTAGTACCTTATCTGCATAATTTCCCTTTAAAATCTTATTTTCAATTGTATAAGTTGCACCAACATCTACATTGGAATCTAAAATAATCTCCACTCCAACTGCAGAAGTTTTCTTAATTACTCTTCCTGAAGTGACATCTCCATTACCATCAATTAAATTAATTTCATATCCTGGTCTGAAGAAATTATCTTCAAAAGTAGATACTCTATATTTTTTCTCTGTAGTATCAAGGATACCAATAAAACTAACATCCCAGTTAGTTTTAACATTAATAGTCCAATTTTTAGAAGGGATTGCATCAGATTCTATCCCCAAAGACTGAATTTTAATTGTATCATTTACATTATACAAATAAGTAGTATCATCTAATTTAAGATTTTTAAGAGTTGTAGTAAATCTAACTTTAATTGGATTGGCAGTATTAATTCCAACATAAGCATAAGCATAATCATCCAAATGTATATCAGTCTTGTCGTCAATTGTTTGAGTTAAAGTAACTCCTGCACCAGTTAAAACATCAAAAAATTGATTTGAAGTTTTACTTCCATATTTTAATTTAAGAATAGATCCATTACTATCGAAAGTTGTTAAATCTCCTTCTTGAGGAAATCCTATTGTAGAATCAACATCAAGAATGGTAGCTCCTGATCCAACAGTAGTTAAAAGTTGAGTTTTAGGATTAACTGCAAATTTTCCATAAATTGTTCCACTAGTTAAATCAATATCTCTTTGATAACCAGAGTCAATACTAATTTGATAATATTGTCCATCTCCATATAAAACATTTTGAACATTTGTTACTGTTCCACGTGCTTTTGTGCTATCTTGGAATAGAGTAAGATTTTTAAGATCTAAAGGATCCCCTTCAACCTTCTCTACCACATAATCATTAGTTACAACATAATTAGCATCAGATGGACGGAATAAAAATTCACTAGGCTTAATAACTTTTACTTCATCGCCATAAAGTGCTTGGAAAAGTATTTTAAATGACTGATCTGTTCCCTTAGAATCATAAAAACTACTTGCACCAAAAACAAAATTTCTTTGATCTAAACCTGATGATAATTTTCTATCAGAAAATCCAGGAGCAAACTGATATTTAATTTTTTTGAAAAATTCTTTAAGGAAAAGAATATTTAAATTTTGTATTTGAGCACCTGCACTATGCTTCTGAGCAGCAGTTTCTTCAAATACTAGTTGATCTGGAGTATCGGGTCCGATATAGGTTGTAATGCCACTGAAACCCCTTACACAGTTCTCAAAAGAGGTTGTGGTTTTATTTCCATAAAATATAATTTCATCATCTATTCTTATAATGCCATTTTCTTCAGGAAATCCATAAGTAAAATTAGTAGATGCTCCTGCACCAACAGTAGTATCTGTATATGAAATATCTGCACTTAAACTAGTATAATCATTTAAATTATATAATTCATCAACTTTGACATATTGATCTATATTCTGTATTAAATCGTAGGTGCCTCCTTCAATCTCCTGAGACACATAATACTGTTGCAAAAATTCTCCCAAAAGAGGAAAGTCTTCTTGCACATACGTCGGCAGTTGACTAGCAACAATGTCTTGTAATTGGATTCTATCTATTGCCATTTACTTGAAGTTATGTTTTTTTATGAGGAGTAAACAGGGTTCCCACGAACTAAACTATGTTCATAACTAGATTTAACTAGATAATTGCTACCAGAATTATCATTTCCAGAAGAAATTCTGTCATCAACCATAGTAACATCCACATTACTCATATCTAGTTGCAAATAAAGGTCTTGTAATCCAATTACATCATTAGAATAAGGTGTAGCGGAAATTTCAATTAGAGGTGTTCCACGATTCACTTCAGTTTGTATAAACTTAATGGCACTAAGTTTGATTTCACCTTTAATGTAATCAACTGTTCCAATTGATTTTTTAACAACTACCACCTCTGTTGGAGAATTTAATTTAAATAAAAGTAATGATCCAGTTTTTAAGTCTGCATTTGGAATATCTCCCAAATACAAAGTATCACTTACTCCACTTACTTTAAATCCAGAAGATCTAATATTGTATCCAATAACCATATTATTCATTACTGGTGGTTTACCAGGGTTCTTAATATGGAATCTATTACCAAAGCAAATTTCATAATCACCAAATTGACCAACTGAAGCTTCAAGATCTCTTCTCATATCCACTGTAGTGATATTAGAAGTCACTGCTTCATGACTGTCATCAATAATTTTTTGAAACTTACTGTATTTAAATCTCCCACCAAACTTATTTAACTGAGAAGATTTGGAGTAATTTAAGATATTCTTTAATACTACAGCTTTAACATAATCTGCACCTGGTGCTAAGTTAGTATTATAGTAAACATTAGAAGTAGTTTCTATCCAAAGATACTTTAAATCAACAATTTCAGGTACAATTCCTGCTACTGAGTACTTTTTAAGGTCATTAGATATACTTCTCTTGATGGAACTAGAGAGATGAGTACCATTATAAGGCTTAACACTGACAAAAACCCTTCCATATGCTGGCGGGCTAAGGTCTTCACCCCCAAAAGCAGAAACTGACTCTGTTTCTGGGTAAATTTGAGGTATAATTGCCTCATAATCAGAGGAAGTAACTGCTCTATTCTTAGATGAGAAGATCTGAGTGGAATATTTTTTAACCGATTCTACACTTTCAATGGCAGATCCCCCATAAGAGGCAACATCTGTACTTACAACAGAAATTCCAGTGGTTATTGGACTGTCATTTTGGTCTAATAACTGTCCAGCAAAGGAAAATTGTGAAATATTATTGCCCAATTCACCACTAGAGACAACATAAGTTGCTTCGATGTAAGATAAAGCCTCTTCGGACAGATTCATTCCAAAAATTCCATCTCCGAAGAGCATTTCGTACCTCTCATTTTCTACTTCTTGAAGAAAATAGACAGGAGTTGTGGAATCTATGTTATGTAAACTGTCAAATTTCCTAAAAACTCTTGAAACGCTGGACCCTTCATCCCTTTTTACAATAACTTTTAACAAACTTGTGTCAATTCCAGTATTCGTAAGGATATATTTTTGATTCGGAGTCCTCGAACTGACTGTAAAAGTCTGTTTTACGTAAGTTCCTTCATAAATTGGAATATTATTGAAAGCTGCTATGCCTTGTGAGCTTACAGCAACCTTTGTTTCTTCTAAAACTGAGAAAACGAAGCTTGTATTTCCAAAAAGTAAGCTAGAAGTAGCAACAATTCCTGGTTGAAGGGTTACAGTAGAGATATTACTATCAGAAACATCTACTTCGAAAGAAATATTTGCAGTTGCTGCCTTTCTTGCTCTTGGTACGTACCCTATATTCCTTGCTAGAGAGACTACGTTCTCCCTCAGGGTGGCACTATCAATGAATACCTCATTGGATACCATATTGGCATTATAAGAGGATATGTAGGTATTGTAGGCAAGTGTGTCTATTATGGTAGATAGATTTGATCCTTCAAAATCATAATCAGTAAAATTGCTGTTCGCTTTCAAATAGTCCCGTATAGAGACCTTAATTTGATCAAAATCTATATTGCTAAAATTAACTAGAGGCATTTATCTAGTGGGTTCTAATGCGAATGTGAGTTCTTGTGGAGGTACGTCAATACCAATAATATAATATTGGATTTGTACATCAAATTGATTGTCTTCTGCATTTGCTTTCACAATCACTTCATTCAATTTGACCCTAGGTTCAAAGTTTTCTATAGTATTAATAATTTCAGATTTTATAGTAGATGCAGTTAATTTATCCAAAGATTCAAATAATAAGCCAGTCACTTGTGATCCCAGAACAGGATTAAAAGGACGTTCACCAGGTACAGTCATAATTAAATTACGAATTGACCTTGCAATAGCATTGGCATTTTTAAGCTGGATTAGATCTCTATTCAGAGGATTAATCTGAAAAGTAGCACTAATATCTTTAAATTGCTTACTGACCCTTTGGACAGGCACTATATTTGGTACAAGAATTCTACCTTATTTAGTCACTAAAATTCATTTAACGTTGTGGGAGCACCTTCGTACTCTAATTCATCTTCTTCATCCACAAAATAAAGGTCATTATGGGACGAAACCTTATTCTTTTTAGGAGTAGCTCCATCATTTGCTATTTCTCTTAGCATTTTTTGATGCTGATGATTGCCTAAGTTGTCTAAAAAATCATTTTCCATTTTTTTAGTCGTCGTAAACTTTACATTCGTCTGCATCAGGATGATTGTCACAGTAAACTTCTAAATGTTGATCCTGATGTCTGGTATGCCAATCATTGATCTTACCTTCATTAGATTCAACTACATCATCTTTATGGTATTCATCATAATAAGCATGAGTAGATTCTAAATCAGCCTTAGTGTATTCATGCATACCATGATTGATATGCTCTTTACCATCTTCTTCAATGTAAACTTCATGCTCTAAGTCATGTGGTTTAGTAGTCATAATTGCATAACGTCCTTCTAACAATACTATTTAATATAGAGAGCAACGAGGGTTTTTCCGGGAATTTTTTCAGAAGAACCTTACTTGCCCAAAAAATAAACAATTGCAAAATATACACCAACTATAAATGGCAGTGAAAGTATTAATTATCATCTTGATTAAATCGCACTCCTTCGCAATCAGGTTTTGAACAGTAGTAGCGACCCTCCCCTTGATTAGGGGTGAGGTAATCGCAACTTTCTGTCCATTCATCCATTGCTTCTCTAACTATATTTTTAATTTCTCTCCTAAACCATCCAGGTAAACGTACTGACATGATTAGACCCTCCCTTGACCTCTATATTGTTTCTTAGCATTGTTTCTACTAGATGCAGCATACTTTGTATTCTTCCCTTGACCCTGACGGGTCTTTTTAGGGATAGATTCAATATAATCTGAAGTCCCTAGTAGACCCTTTTTAACCTTTGCCATCGTTTACCTCCCATGTTTCACAATCTACTTCTTCCCCATCAATTGAGCAAGTTACTGCATCAGGATCAAAATTATCCTTATTAAAAAATGCAATAAGATACTCCCATAAGGAATGATTAGATAACTCTTTGCTTTT